ACGGGCGTAGTAGAAATCTCCCAGCTGAACGTGATGATGTCGGGAGAATCGTTGACGGTGTTATAGCTACGCTCACTGGGAGATGCCACGGCGCCATACAGGATGTGCAGCTTGTAGCCATAATCGTCGGTGTCCGTGTCGTTGCCCAGAATAGTTCTGTAGCACAGACCGAAGGTACGGCGAGACTGCTGCCCAATAGTCACGCCAGCAACAACCTCTGCGGATCCATCGCACTCAGCGAATTCATCCGGATAAGTGAATGCCTCAATTGTGGCACCTCTTTCCTCCACGGAACGCAGGTCAAGATACTTGATGTCGTCGGCATACTGGGGGTTAGACTCTGCGCCAGAAGGGCTTTCGTTAACCGAGGTGACACCATTCCAGGCCACACCGGATCCGTATGCGCCAGTCTTGTCTGTGGGATACAGCACAACGTTCTTAATACCAGTTTCATACAGGCGCTCGCCAGTTTTGTCCCAAACAAGTTTGCTCATGATTTTTCCTCCTTATTAATATCTTAATATTTAACTCGAAATGGCCAGTGGTAAAGATTATCTGCAACATACGGTGTTTCCGTGCTGCACTTTGGAAAATGGTATGCAATTTTGTCGACTAGGTCATACTCTGGATCTTTTGAAATGACGATTCCGTCATAGGAATGATTCAGAGAATATAGCCTATCGTTTGCATACCGTTCTGTACTTTTACCCTGGTTATACACAATGCATGGATAACTCATCTTTACAGACTCTGGGGGTTGGTAATAACAATTTCTACTTCCGAGCAAATCACAAAGCTCCTCATGCAGTTCAAGTCTGCTAGCCATTATACACACCCCCGATAGTAAGGATGAGTCTAGGGCGCTCTACTTCAATCTCAGAAACCTTCCATAAAGTGCCCATCCACTCGACGTATTTAATATGAGGAAAATTCTGATACGCATATGGATCGGCGACGACGCTTATTTTGTTGCTGACAGTTGTATCGTCATTAAGGTTGCCGCTAGAAGACCATTTACTGATGTTTCGTTCGACGTTACCATAATAAACTCGTTCTGTAACCGTTTCCTGAAAAATGCCCGGTCGGGTTTCAGATGTTTCGGCGTAACCGACTTTTCCATAAAACCGTGCCATATCTCCTCCTATTAAACACTACGAAACGGAATGGGTGATACTAGTCATCAGCACCACCCAAAACCTATTTCATTTTGAATTCTCGCTCAGTCCTTCTCGTAGTAGGTCTTGCCGCTCTTGACCGCGGTGTCACTGGTCAGAGAATAATTGCCGAGGGCACTCTTCTCATATCAGCCGTTCTCGGAAGGATTGTCTCCATCTTCCGTGCTTACAGCAGTGTCGGAAGTCCACAGAGCAATGGCGGAGAAGGGCTTAACCAGAGCACCAGAGCAGCGAGTCTCGATAAGGTACTTCTGCTGGTTGTAGTCAATGTCAAAGTCATCGAACATAGAGACATCGCCACCCTTGTCTGCGCCGACGTTGTAGTCATTCAGGTTGACGATCACGCCCAGCAGACGGCCGTTCTTCTCATTGACGTAATCCTCCATGGGGGGCACCGCGACAATCTTCTTAACACGCAGAACTCGTGCCAGATGAGACTCATCTTCATACAGCAGATGCCCGATGTTGTCCTCCAGGAGCAGCATATCAGTCAGCATATCCTCAGTGGTGAACAGAACAGGATTGCCGGAGCCCTTGTAGTTCTTACGAGCCTTGCGAGCTGCACGAATGAAGTTCTTCTCGGTGGGAGAATCACTGGTACCGGCAGCAACAGTAGCCTTGATGGTGTACAGCTCAGAGTCGGTTGCGATAGGACGAATATGATCTTCGGAAATCTTGTCGTCGTCAGAAGATGCACGGCCATCACCAATCAGAATTGCCCGAACAATTTCCTCGTCCAGCATCATGCGCATTTCGGACTTGATCCACCGCACAACGTCAAAGTCAGTGATATCCAGAATGTCGTCACGATCCAGCTTCTGCTTTTTGTAGATAGTCTGGGGGTCGGTGGAGCGCTTAAGCAGAGTAAAGACTTCGTCCTTCTTCAGCTTGCCCTTCATATAACCCTTAGCCCGGGCCTCGTCCATGGTAATGTTGGCCAAGGTGGACTTTACGCGGCTGAATGCGCTTCGATGCACACCGTTCATGACCTCGGTTACCCAGCCGTCTTCGCGCTTAATAAACTCGGGAGTGTTGTTAAGCGCCTTTGCGTCCGGGAACAGGTAGTCGATGTCAGCAATGCCGTAGCCAACCTCGTTGCCATTAGAGTCGGTGACCGCATGAGCCAGAACCCCCTCCTCCATGTTGTGGGACACGGCGTCTCGCAGGCTTCCGCAACGCTTGGCGTCGGCCATGATCACTTTCATGTCATCATGAGACAGCACGGTCTTTTTGTCCTGACTCGAAGAATCGAACACATTAAACTTCATAATATTTTCTCCTCCTTCATCGGAATGTTCTACTGTTTCATCAGATTTTTCTGACTTTTCGTCAGATGCTTTTTCGGTCATTTGGCCAATCAAATATCCAACGGCTTGTTTTTGCTCATCTGTAAGCTCGCCGATAACGTCCGAAACCGTCCGCTGCTTTTTATCGCTATCATCAGACTCTTTCTTCTCAGCTTCATCCTTATCTTCTGCTTCTTTCTTTGGAGTTTCTTCCGAATGAGCCAAAGAAATTTCTTCGTCGGTGTAGATAATCGCCTCATCAGTTACGGACTCGCCGGAATGAGCAAGAACCGGAAAATCGATAAAAGCGCCAGGATTGGCTCCGGCAAGCACCAAGCTTACTTCTTTAATGGAGCCGTGAATAACATCACCAGCTCTCTGTGTAAGCTGGTTGGCAAAGATAGAAAATGCCGTCACGTCACCATGAGCGACAAGCTTTTTTGCATTCTCGCCGTTTGGCGTATCGTTGAACTTTGCGTAGGCATACATTCCCTCGCCCTGGCGATACTCGAGAAGAGCATGACCGAGGACGTTGGCCGGGCTATCATGCTGATGTTGCCATACTAGGGGAACTGTTTCACCGTCATTATCTTTAAACGCCCCGTCACGAATGGTTCGCCCATCGGCACATTTCAGATCATTTTTCGTTGCCCAGCCGCTGCAATCAAAATTTGTGTCCATTTTGAATTTTCCTCCTGTTTAGTCTTCAGTAGAATCAACACGTACAGGCTGGGACCCGTCTGTCGGCTGATTAAGGTTCTTATTCCGAAGCTCGTTTGCCCTATCGTCATCAACCGGCTTAAAACCGATGATACCTCGCACCTCATTGGACGACAGAATCTCATTGCGGGTAAATTTATCGGCTATATCAGCAAGATTGCTGACTGGGGTAAGCCTAAATGGGTCGCTGAAGAACATCACTTTTTGCCGCTGCGCTCGTGCAGTCTTGGTCAGGAATACTCGGTTAATCTCATCCGTAATGGCCGATAGAATTGGTTCAACTGTTCTATTGTTGTAATTCAGCATAGCCGATTCACCAGCTGTTCCGTTGAGAATTTCCTCGTTCAGTCCCAACTGACTGTGCAGCAAAGATGTAAGGTACTCAATCTGTTTCATAAGATTATTCTCGACAGACCGATTGAGCTGAGTAATGTGCTCGGTACTGTCGATGTAGGCAATGCCATACTTAGACCCAGTGAGTTGCGACTCTATATCTTTACGACGTTGATCCGCTTGGGCACGTCGGGCTTCGGTTTTTATGGTATATGGAAGCTGGATTATCATATCCAAACGCCCAGAACCACTTTGTTCATCAATGGCATCGAGGAGATTCAACTTTCTTACCAGCCGCTGTAACGTGGAGTTTGGCTCGTTCATGACGGCATAAAGTGGATTTTCAACGATGCCCACAACCTTCTTAGGCAAGATAATTTCTTCTTGCCTACCTTCCCGGTCATTGTACAGGCTAACCCGAACATATTCAGGGTACCATTGGACAATCCTCCCAGTTCGTAAAGTCTGAATATCATAAGAGCCAGATACGGTCGGGTTGATGGTCGTGTCAACTGGCACAATAGCAACACAGCCCTCATCGAACATTGACATCACAACATCCTGAATAAACGCTCGCCCAGTCTGGTCTATATTCGCCTCAACGCTGAGAGCATTATTAAGGCCGCTATCAATCGTCTCCACATACCGCCCATTGGGGTCAACCCGAACATGGTGGATTGGTACTGCCGACACATCAATGGCAATTCGGTTGTATATTGCCGTAACGATGGAGCGTTCATTTCCTCGTGTTAGCCGAACCCGATCCGGCCGGAAAGCCGTACTCGATCCCATCCAATTGTAATTTGTGGGATCTTTGTTAAAGAAGGCGTTCCAGCTGTGCTTCAGCCTTTCGCCAAATGATGGCATTAAAACCACCCCCTTATTCAAATGCGTCTTTGTTTGCTTTATAGGCAATGTAAGCATCCATGGTGGATGCCACATTATCTATCTTTTGGTCTCTTCTCATTTTGAGCAGTTTGCGGTTTCCGTTAGTGTCTTCCAAGGTTATGCAGTTTCCCATGGTGAACTGCATGAGCTTCTCGTCAAACAAAAGCATTCTCTCGTCGGCAAGTATTTTGAGCTCTCCAAGAGGAACCGTTTCAGTTTTAGCCCCCTGTATAACTTTCTCGATTCCAAAGGGGCCATTTTCCATTTGCCATCTCTCAACGAATTCTTTTGCATTATACGGATCATATCCAAAAGCCCGAACATCGTATTGGCAATTCTGGATATGCTGATCCAAATCGTCATATACGTCCATCATGTCAAGAACGGTACACTCAAGGACAATCAAACTTCCTTCTCTAATGAATTCTTCGTATTTGTTTCGCATAGCCAATGGAAGCTTGTTCAGGGTCAGGGACGAAATGTAGCTGCGAACCTTAATCCCATAAGAACTATCTCGAAGCGGAAACAGAAACGTAAATGCGCAAAAGTCATCCCCCTGCGACAGGTCAGCTCCGAGAGCACAGGGCATCGACCAGAAATCTCTCCTTCGGTGGGGAAGCGTTTGCTCATAGGTAAAGAAATAGGTATACCCTTCAAGAGGTATACCAAATCGTTTAGCTAATATATCGTTCCGCGCCGATGGATTTTTCTCCGCCCGCTCGACGTCGAGCTGATAGGTCTCGTAGGTGACAGTCTTCCCCAAATTGGGGTTCGCCTTAAGCCACATGGATGGGTCGGCAACTTCTTTGATGTCGTCGAGCTTGTAATACCAAATGGAAACATGAGGAGCGATGTACTCACCTTTCAGGATTTTCATGAGCTCCATTTTAATCGTATCACCGGCTCCATTACGAACCGTTCCTTCGGAGCTCGTTGCAATAATCAGGAAGTCGTCATTTTTAGATGCACCCTGTTCAATTGCTGTAACAACATCCTCGCGGATATCTCCGGAAAGCCATTCGTCCACGGTAGCATATTTGCATCGTAGCCCCTGCAACTTATCGATGGTCATTGGCCGAATTTCCAAACGAGAGCCGGTTAGAAAATTGACGATGCCTTCCTTAGTTGAGGCCAGTTTAACTCGATTCATTTTCGAGCCAGTTGTGTTGTTGATAGAGCCTTCTGTGAGAAACTGGAACAGCGGTCCTCTAGCTCGAAGAATTGCTGTCTTAAAGGGAGACATTACTTCTTCAGCCTGCTTCATGGTTGGAGCGGTCGTCACCTGCTGAGTGGTTGACGTGTCTATATTCAGCCCATACGCCTGTATGCTCTCGGCATACATGGTCTTGGCAGCACCACGAGCAACGATGATGTACTGTTTGTTAATGAGCCTCTTCAGAATTCGCTTGTTGACATAGTGCCCACCGTGATTGTCCGGGTAAGGCTCATACACACTCCGATCGATGAAGTAGTACCATCCAAACACTTGTTCTGCCCACAGCTTAAAAGAATCCAGGAGCACAAGGTCTGAGCCATCCGTTAAAGTCAATTCGCCTTCGCAAAACGCAATGTAGCCTTCCACGGCATCTTCGTCATAGTAAACACCGGGATTTGCTATAAGGTCGTCTATGCGGTTCATCTCCATAGAGATTTCTCGGCAAACGGGAATGTCTCCTCGGAGGACGGCTTCACGAAATTCCCCGTAGTATCGAGGGACTGCGGTATTGGATAAAGCCATTACGAACCAATCCCCTGACTAACTTTCTTCTTGAGATCCTCTATCTTGCTCATCCGGGTAAGGGTTTCCTGAATTTCGTCAGTTGTAAACTGAGACGAGTTGTTCAGTATTGTTTGATATTGCCCACTATTGATCAATTTTCTTGCTTTATCACTTATTTTCTTAGCATCTTTATCCTTATTCTTGTCTTTGCTCTCCTGGCCAATGAGTGGGAGCTTCTTTTCGTTGCTAAAAGCATTGCTTACTTTAGCAACGGCATTGTAAACTTTTGTGCCTTGTTCCGCAAAGTTCGCTACATTCCCGAGAGTCTTCGTAAAGGACTCCAGACGCTTGGCATTTGTCGTAGTTTCTCTGGCAGAAATATCGGAAAGCTGCTTTTCCAAATTCAATCGACTCAAGGCAGTTTGCATCTCCTGATTTGTCAGGTCGCCTTTATACTGAAGAATCTCTTTGGCACTTCCAGACTTAAGAGCTTGTGCCTTCTTTTCTGCATAGGTGGCCGAGTTTTCTTCCGACTGGTAAGGACGATTTCCAGAACCCCAAGGATACCGCCCAGAATGTTTCGGGGTACCGTAGTGGACCAAGTAATTCTCATTCATTTTGACTTTTCACCTCTCCCTTGCGTGAAATAAAAAGGAGCTGCCTTAAAAGGAAAATCCTAATAAGACAGCTCTCGAAAGCTAATATTAAATTTTCAGCGGTTACTCAAAGCTGACCCAGATGGCCGGGCGAGTTGCGGAGCTATAACCAGAGTTTGCAACGGTGTTCCAGATCGTTCCGTTGTAATCCACTATGGACACGTAGTCCTGGCTGTTTCCAGGAGAGCGCAGAAGCCATGCGACGGCTCCAATCATTGTATCTGGATATCCATCTTCAGCGTAATAATCCTCGTACTGTTCACTATCCAAGTAGTGCACCCATTTATCCAGTAGCGCCTGCGTAGGATAGCATACCAGCGACTCATAATAGTTTTCATCTGTAGCGCCGAACAAACGACCGCCAAAATAATCGTAAACCTCTTGATAGCTTAAAAGAAACACATAATCTTCCGTATCGTTTCCGCCAGACGCTCCTTTGTCCTTACGTCCAGCATCCAGCCAAAGGGCATTACTGTCTGGGTTCGTGTTTAGAGTGTATACGATATGCTGTTGTTCCTCTTCCGTAAAGGCTTC